ATTGTCAATTCTATCGTCCCGGTGAAGGCACATATCCGCTTCCTGATTATGTAGGTGCGTTAAAATACATTGAAGTTGACACCGAGATTTCCAATTATTATTTGAACTCAATCAAGAACGGATTTACGGCACAAACTCACATCCAGTTATTCAAGGGAATCCCAACACCTGAAGAAGCTCGTGCAACTGCAAGGAGATTCAAAGAAAACTATCAAGGCACGGACAATGCGGGTGGTTTGATTATTCAATACAACGATCCTACGGAGAAGGAATCAGTTATTTCCAACCTTCAACCATCGGATTTTGACAAGCAATTTGATTTGCTGAATAAGACCGTTCAACAAGAGATATTTGTTGCACACAAGGTCAACTCTCCAATGTTGTTTGGAGTGCGTGTAGAGGGGCAGTTGGGTGGTAGAACGGAGTTGATTGAAGCTTATGAGATGTTTCATCACGCCTACATTGAACCACGCCAACAAAAGATTGACGATGTGTTCTCGTACTTGCTTGAACCTATCGCACAAGTTAGATTGGAAACCATCAACAAGCCACCGATCGGATTGGACTACCAAGCATTATTCACCGCTGGAATCATTGACCGCAACGAAGCAAGAAAAGAGTTGGGATTTGACGAGATTGAGGAAGAAGAAACACCAGTTGCGTTGTCAAAACAAAACCCTTTTGGATGGGATGATGAGCGTGACTTGATTGTATTTAACAAATACGGAGAGAAAGCCGAAGAGTTTGAGGAGGCAAAGTTTGAGTTTGCCGATGCGATTGAATCTGCCATCTTGAATGTGTTGAAAGAAAACAAAGGTTTACAGGTTGGAGACATTGTAAACATCACCAAGCTTGACGCAAAGGTTGTTGCCGATGCGATTGCCAAACTTGCCAAAGCAGAATTGATTAAATCTTACGAGGATGGTCTTGAGACAACCCCAAAAGGATTGGACGAAATCAAGAACCTTCAAACTGAATTGGTAGTGAGGTATCAGTACGGACTTGCACCGGGCATTGATGGTCCAGTAATCATACCGACATCAAGGGACTTTTGCAGAAATGTAGAAGCAAGCGGACGAGTATACTCAAGAGAGGATATTAATATGATGTCAGCGGAGTTGGGATACGATGTGTGGAAACGCAGAGGCGGTTGGTATCACAATCCAACACTTGATGTCAACACACCACAATGCAGACACATTTGGGTTCAAAAATTATTGAGGAGAATTAAACGATGACCAACTTTGTATACTTCATAAGCACAACCTATTTGAAGGACAACACTCCTTTGAATGAGAATGTGGACGACAAATTGCTGAAGTCAGCAATCAAAGAAGCTCAAGAGATTTATGTGAGGGATGTCATCGGTTCGGGCATTTATAACCAGTTGCAGACACAGGCATTTGCTGGAACATTGACTCAATTGAATACAACCCTTTTGGATTCATACATCGCACCTTGTTTGAAGTATTATACTTTGACCGAGGCAATGCTCCCAATGACCTTCAAACTGATGAATAAATCGGTTGCATCAAGGGAGAGTGACAACGCTCGTGCCGTATCCGTAGAAGAGATGACAATGATTGAGGGCAGATACCGTGACAAAGCCGAGTATTATGCGAATCGTTTGCGTGATTACTTGCGTACAAATACCAATGATTATCCGTTATTCTTGAATCCCGGCAATACCATTGACACCATCCGTCCAAAGAACACCGCTTTTGTGGGTGGCATCTATCTTCCAACTTCACAAGATTGCTTTTGGAACTATGACTTCCCCAACGAGGACAAATAAGTGGCAGAAAAACAACGAGGCAAAGCTTCTCAAGTTCTTAAAAAATGACACTAAACCAAATAATCAAAAAAATCCAAACGGCAGCCGAAAGCCATAAGATGGTGGGCAAGTTCGGAGTTGGTCAGCAGTCCAATCTAACGGTTGAGAATGTTGAGTATTATCCGTTGGTTTGGTTGTATCCTGATGGTTTTAATTTGTCAACCACTGGAAACTTGATGACCTACAATTTTGCTCTGCTTGTGATGGATCGTGTGTTTGAAAGCGAATCAAATGTCATTGAGGTTCTTTCGGACACCGCACAAATCATCGCTGATGTATTTGCTTTGATTGATGACAACACCCAAGATGACGAAGATTTTGAATTGGTAGTTACTTCCAACGCTTCACCTTTTTACGATGCCAAAACCGACATTCTTTCAGGATATGCAATCAACTTCCAAGTCAACACTCCTTATCTATTTAACACTTGCGTTGTTCCTGTTTAGTGTGGTTGTGGCTTTCCTTAATTTGGAGAAGCCGATACGCATTCAAAGACCAATACAAGTGGAGATGCACGAGAGAATCGTGGAAAGGGAGAAACTAATTAGGGACACGCTATTCAAACGAATCAAGTCATTTGATACTATCTACCTTGACACTTTCAAACCTTCAGCAGAGGGCTTGAAAAAGGCGATAGAATTACACATCCACTTGGACACCATATGAAGAAAAACAATGTAGTCAGAATTGACAAGAGATGGGAGGAAACGAAAGTCCTTCTTATTTCGGATTTACATTGGGACAATCCCAAGTGTGACCGAGAGTTGTTGAAGAAACACCTTGACGAAGCACTCAAAGGAAATCACGACATCTTAATCAACGGAGATTTGTTTTGTTTGATGCAAGGTGCGTATGATCCACGCAAATCCAAGAGTGACATCCGCCCTGAACACAACCACGCAAACTACTTTGATGCCATCATCAACACCGCAGTTGATTGGTTTACACCTTACGCACATCTCATCAAGTTGGTTGCCTATGGCAATCACGAAACTGCTATATTGAAACGCCAAGAGACGGACATCATTGAACGCTTTGTGACCTTGTTAAATTACAAGACCGGTTCGGACATTCAGGTGGGAGGATATGGTGGATGGGTTCGCATCCAGTTTAACGATGGAAGCACTACACAATCTTTCAAGATTAAGTATATGCACGGATTTGGTGGCGGTGGTGCAGTAACTCGTGGAACTATCCAGCACAACCGAATGAGCGTCAATGTAGAGGGAGCGGATGCGATTTGGATGGGACACGTTCACGAGGACTATGAGATGACCTACACCGTTGAGCAGTTAACACAACACGACACGGTGATGTTGAGAGACATCTTGATGATTAGAACTTCAGCATATAAGGAAGAATACGGAGATGGATCAAAGGGATGGCACATTGAAAGAGGTGCAAGTCCAAAACCAATTGGAGGTCGCTGGTTAATTCTCAAACCATTCCGAGACAAGTCAACCACACGCAAGATTCACGCCTATACTCACAAGACATTATGATGAAAGTGCAAATCATATTGGAACAAAAGAACGACTCGTGGCTTGAATCCGTTGGGATTGAACCGGAGATTGTGCAAATCTTAGAAGATGGATTTGTAAATGAGCAACACATTGTCGCTGCTTGTGCGTTATTTGAGAATACGCAACTATTTATGACAGGAGGACACATCATTGTGATTGAAGAGAGTTATTATACCTTTGTGAGGAAATGGATGCAATTAACCCAACCCACTACAAGCAAGGGGATATAGAGTGCATTGATGCGATTGAGTCAGCAACCATCAGGAAGAAGGGACTCATTGCCGTCTGCACCGCAAATGTAATTAAGTACCTTTGGAGATGCGAGGACAAGAACGGACTGGAAGATTTATACAAGGCGAAGTGGTATCTTGACAAGCTCATCGCAGAGAAGGAAAAACAAACGAAGAAAAACGCTACTTTGTAAGATGAGATTCTTGTTGATTCTGCTCCTTCCGTTGACCAGTTATGGACAAGTCCTTGTTGATACAAATACCATCAAACAAGCCAACCACTATTTGGTGAAGGGAGCTATTGCAAGAGAACAAGTCACGGTTCTTCGCAAGATTGTGACATCGGATTCCATCATTATTGCCGAGCAAGATAGCATCATTGTCAAGGTGCGAATCAACAACGCATATCTGCGAGAGAAGAACAATGCCCTTGTGAGCGAAAATAAAGCCATCTCACGCAAGATAATCCTTTGGCAAGGGGTAAGTATCACTTTGACCTTTTTAACGATTCTATCGTGGCTGAAATAGATTTAAGTAAATTAGGCGATGCACTTGATACCTTTCTTGGTCCAGGTGGAAACGATGACTTGTTAAACCAAATCATTGAGAATTGGTGGAATCAAAGGGTTTATCCTGAAATCGCTCGTTCAATGGACGAGAAAAAGATTAACGCTTCATCCGCTTTGAAGCAATCGTTCGTGCCGGGAGAGATTGTCAAGTCACCCACATCTATCAACACCATCCTTCTTGCGGAAGATTATTGGGAGTTCGTTGAATACGGACGCAAACCCACACGCAACGGTCACATTGAAGGCACTCCGTATCTATGGCAGTCAATCAAGGAATGGATCGCCTACAAAGGAATCAAGCCAACAAACCCAAATATGTCGTATGAGTCACTTGCCAAAGCCATCGCAAGGAAGATTCACCGAAGAGGTACAAAAGCAACCCACTTCTTGTCGGATGCGTTCACCGAATCACTACAAATGGAGTTAGTGAACGAGTTAAATGCTCGTCTTGGGGACTTGATTTTTGCGGTGGAAGTGAAAAGTTAATTCACAAAAAGATAAATAAATTTGTTTTATTGAAACTTTTGTTGTTGTTTTGTAATCGTTATGGATTACACAAAAGCAATTGAAGAGATTAAAATGAAACGCAGACAAGGACTATTGCAGTCAGTCGCTCGTAAAGCTGGGGTATCTCTCCCAACGGTTAGAAAGTATTTGATTGAGGGGAACATCGTTTCTCCCAAAGCCAAGTCAGTCATTGAGATTGCATTGAAGGAGGTCAACAATGCTTGAGGCAACAATCAACGGCTGGATTCTCACAATCGGTGGGGATAGGTATGTCTATACTGACAAGCAAGTGGATGACTATTTACTGAACCATCACTTTGAAGAACTTGAGCCGTATATGCTGAAGCGTGATGTCTATTTTGGTGGATGCGTTGAGACCACTTTGGTCGGCATTGAGACGGAGCGGTTCTTCTATCTTGAACCCGACAAGTTCACGGTGTTATTTATGCTCGGACAAAAAACAAATTTCCTATGAATAAATCAGAATCAATCAAGAACATCGCTGGTGCGTTGGTAAAATTCCAAGCATCGGTGAGCAAGGTAGCAAAGGAGTCAAGCAATCCTTTCTTCAAGTCAAAGTATGCGTCATTGGCAAACATCTTGTCAACCATCCAAAAGCCATTGAGCGAATGCGGATTGGCAGTCAGTCAGTTTCCCGATGGTGACGCACTCACAACCATCATCGTTCACTCCGAATCAGGTGAGTGGATGGAGTCATCCTACACGATGCCTGTGGCAAAGCAGAACGATCCACAAGCGATGGGTTCGGCAATCACTTACGCAAGGCGTTATGCTCTCGGTTCTATCTTGAACCTGAACATTGACGATGACGATGATGGTGAGAAGGCAATGGGCAGACAAGTTCTAAAGAAAGAAGAATTCACTCCCAAGCATCCTAATTGGGCAAAAGCAATGGAGCATCTCAAGACGGGCGGACTAATGACCGACATCACCAACAAGTACGATGTATCTCCAGTGAACCAAAAACTATTAATTGGCGAGAAATGAAACATCAACTTCCAACTATTCACTCTTCTTTGACGGAGGAGGATTGGCAAGATTTGAGAAGGTCACGCTTCACCGCTTCCGAAATTCACAAACTGATGGGGACTCCGAAAACAAAATCGGAGTTCCTTTCGGAGACGGCAAAGTCCTTTGTGTTTGAGAAAGCAGCGGAGTATCTCACAGGCAACCGAACGGAAATTTATGGTCGTGCGTTGGATTGGGGCAAGGAACACGAGAAAGAAGCTTTCCATTACTTCCAGCAACAAACCGATGACTTCTATACCTACTACGGTGCGGAGACCTACACCTTCATCACTTATGGTCTATGGGGTGGTTACTCTCCCGATGCACTTGGTGAGAAGCTCATTGAAATCAAATGTCCTTTTAATTCAGGCAACCACTTGCAAAACTTCTTCATCAAAAACAACGAGCAACTCAAGTCCAAACGGACGGAGTATTATTGGCAAATGCAGATGGGAATGATTGCAACCGGGTTGACCGAAGGGATTTTCGTTTCCTACGATCCACGAATGCCCGAAGGCAAGAAGGTAACTGGAACGCTCATCACTTTGGATGAGGA